TCAAACTCCCATATCTCGGAATCGTTAAGGGTGAAGGTATCTCCATGTTGAGGGGTTGCAACATCAGCCAATTTGACAATGATTTCGCATGTTGCGGTATTCTCCCCACGCAAATAGGGTTGTTGTGCAGGCGCATCCCTCATTACGATAGCCGAGATAATAACTGCTGCCCCGCCCGTGGGCGTATAAGTGATACTCTCCGCAAACTCATCCGTATTGAAGAAAGCGGAGAGATCGCTGGTAAGTAAGGTCTTTAATGTCATCTTGCCCTATCGATATAAACCTTCACCACCCCGGCTGCGCTATCAATGAGATTGCCGGAAAGCTGAAAGGTTAATTTTCCCGTAACAAAGCAATCTCTGAAATTCGTTCCATCCGGTTTTGGTAATCTGATTTCGCCTAACGTAGCACTCAAATCCTCTAACCCAGCTCCAAATGTATCCGCTCCATCAGCATTATCTATATCAACATCATAACTGGCTGTGGGAGCCACGCTATCATCAGGATTAATAACGGCCATGATAATATAACCGTTATATTCATTTGTGGTCGTGGTATCCGGTACAGTATGGGCACTCGCATCTGCCACCCAGGTGAAAGTGACTTCCGTAACATCACTGGTTACTTTCTTGTCAGTGATAGTTACAGTCCCGGCGGCCATTGCGAATTGAGGCAGGAGAAATAAGAGCATTATTGCGAGAATTGAAATTATCTTTTTCATAGGAACCTCATATTTTAAAAAAAGGGGCTGACGAGTTATCACCAACCCCCTCCCTTTACTCGCCTTGAGTTAATTAACTGTAGTGTACTCAATTTGTATATTCTGTCTTGGAGCATCAGCCGTTCCATTTGCCGTAACAGCTATAGTGACATTGGTGCCAGCCACCACGGAGGCATTGGTGATTGTTCCCATGTCCGTGTTACTTCCTACTGCTAATGCCGTGACAATATTTAAAGTTGCCACTGCCCCAACGGCTGCATTAGTTACTATTACTGTAGCATCGTTAACTGATGCCGCCGCAATCCAAGCAGTCTCAGCAGCCGTGTAAACTTTGGTAATGATTACGGCAACTGAAGGTGTCCAAAGGATATAACCCTCTGCAATATCAGCGTTCGCTCCACCTGGATCCGGAACCGGGATTATTACGGTGTGGGTTTTTGCGCCTACGGTCAAACCGCCTGAAGGAAGTCCAGTACAATTTGTAAGTATCCCACTGGTAGGAGTACCAAGTAATGGTGTTACTAATGTAGGTGATGTAGATAAAACTGCCGCAACTGTTCCTGTGCTGGCCGTAACCCCTGTTCCACCATTTGCAACGGGCAATGTCCCTGTAACGCCAGTTGCAAGAGGAAGTCCCGTCAGGTTGGTTGCTGTACCAGAAGCGGGAGTGCCAAGTGCAGGAGTCGTTAAAGTCGGACTCGTCAGCGTCTTATTTGTCAATGTCTGAGTCGTTGTCAGTCCGCAAAAAGTATCGTTCGCGCTCAAAGTTGGGATATCTAAGTAATAACTCCCTACAGCTCCAGCACTATAATCATAGATTTTAGGCGTTGCTATCCCATATGGCCTTTGGCTAAGAGTCCCTGCCCATGCCAGAACAACAAATACTAAAAATATGATAGAGGCCAGAGGTATGAGCCCATGTTTCCATTTAAGCATTCTTTTGGCCATGATTCTTACCTCCTTTTAATTAAAATTACTCATCACCAGGGGCCGTGGTAGCTGCTATTGATTGAACGCAATATATATAATCAACAGCACCGATTTCGACGTCCCATGCTATTCTGGCCTGAAATGCTACTCTGCTGTTGAGATATGCCTGCGTATCCATGCCCAAGGTTACATATTCAAATCTCAGCTTCCATTTTCTCCTGAACTGTCTTTTGAAAGCCCCCAAGTACCAGGCGGCAGTTGAGAGATCGTCCATTTTAGGGCTTGAGATGATTCGTTCAGGTGGTAACGAGAATTTTCCACGAGGGCCATAATTAGACAATTCGTTTTCAACGCCGGGGACATACTCAGAATTGAAAATCTTAGAAGCCGTGCCAATGAGTGCATAAGGAATGAGAAGTTTGACTTCAGACCAAGGAATGGCAATTCTTTTGCCTCTATTGTTTTTCATTGCGGCGAGAATATTTCTGGCTGCATCAAGATCGCTATCATCTACAAGGGCATTGCTATTTACCCGTGTGCCAGAAGGAGCCCTTGTACCAGGAGTATTAGCAGTGGCACTATAAAGTGCTGTTCCCGTACCAGCTGGTCTATAAACATAGGGCTCAGCAGCTGAAGATTTAGATCCCTGATCGTCGGTTACTCTCTCAAGGGTCTGCTCTTCTACCCAGTCATTTGCGATATCGGCCAGGGCATTAATCCTGCTCGTAATATCAGCAACTTCGTTTTCAGAAATGGCATCCGCAAGAATGGTCAATTTTCGACCATTCAGCTTGTGTCTGATTTCAACTTTCTCTTCGGTTGCGCTGATTTCCGGGAAGTCATCGCCTGATTTAACCTCGTCAACATTCTTGTCAAGGGCTTCGATAGCAGCGATGGTCGTAACCTTCTTATCGTCATCGATCTCCTCAACAAGCTCTTGGCCTATTTTTGGTAAGCTAATATATCTTTCATTGATAGCGGCGATTGCGAGAGTACCCGTGAGAATGGGAAAGGCGGAGGCATTGATTGCCCTCGTTGTGCCTGAAATATCCTCAATCTCTACTGGGATTTGGACACCAGCGAAAAAGCGGTAGAGCGCTTTTAGGTCTCTGATGTCTGAGAATCGTAATTTGCCGCTATCAGCTCCTTCTTGAACCTTGCGTATAAACGTCTTAGGCTCACTCTTTGCCAACAGGTGAAGGTCATACAGAGACAACCCTCTGCCGCCGGTTGAGATGTTTGACCTGAAAAGTTTGTCCATTTTGATATCCTCCTTCAATTAATTTTTAAATCATTAAACGGTTGCCCAGTTACCACCTTCAACCGAAATAGCGATGAAACCATCGGCACTCTCTGTCAACAATTGAACCGTATCGCCTGCCGCTGCTGTAGTGACATTGCTTATATCTTTATCATCAGCTAACTGCGCTCCCTTTACTCTAATTTTATCGCTTGCATTCGGGGAGACGGTGATAACAGCCGCAGCCACGGAAACAATTATTGTATCCATGCCCGGCTTTACAGCGGGAAGCGTAATGGTCGATGTCGTTGTAGCGAGTACTAAAGTGTTGTACATGTCATTTTCTGCCAGAGCAAATGCGCCAGAACTGGTTATAATTCTCCGCCCACCTCTCACAACCTGAGACATCCGATAACCCCAATAAGAAGCAGCAGGGTTAAAAGAAACTACTGCATAAGACCTGCTTCTAATCGGCGTATAATCCTCTTCTTGTGGATAATGCCCATCATCAACACAGATAGCCACGGCAAAGGCCCCGGCGGCTGCGGTCAATTTCTGAGAATCGGATGCGGTTAAGGTGAATGGATCACCAAGCGCCAGAGCTTGAGCAGCAGCAAGTGGAAATTCAAATTGATCAGCAGGATCGAGAGAATAAAACTCAATAAACCGTATTGCAGTGAGCTCTGCCCGCCCACTTGCTTTCTGTTCTTCTTTGGCGATTGCCAATGGATAACGATGATCTGCAACGGCATTGACTGGGATAAAATATCCCGTGGTCTCGTTAAAGGTGCAGATTTCACCGACTTTAATTGCTGCGGTTGCACCAGCCTGCACGAGCCCCTTAAACACACTAGGAAGCCCATCTTTTCTTGTGGATCGCACAAAAGGATCTTTGTTTACAGCTGCCATTTTAAATTACCTCCTTAAAATTAATTATTGCTTATTGAAGCGGTGAATCATGCGATTCTGTCAGGCCCTTGAAAAAATCTCCATCATCTTTGATTTGCTCGAAAGATGTGACTCTGGCAAACTCATTGCCTTCGCCTTTTTTCAAGCCTGTACCATCTTTTAAATCGCCCTTATCATTTGCATCAGGGTTTCTGGTTGCCTCATCCAGAAGATAGTTTGTGATTTCCTGCTCATTTTTGCCCTCTACGATAGCCATGCGAGAAACGATTACCTCCACTGCTTCGGAAATGGCCTTACCTCTTCCGAGCAATTCTTGAAGTTTCTCAACGCTAACGGCCATCTTTGGCTTTGCCTCTTCTGTGAGGGTCGTTCTGACCTGAGTGACTATCTCAGGGATCAGAGCCCTGATTTGTTCCGGCATGCTTTTTAATGCCTCGGTTATCATTTCTCGTACTTCTTTTTCGTCCATTTGATTTTCCTCCTTAGTATTAAAATTAGACTTTTCTATTTCTATTCCTTCCAGTGACCGAGTAAGATCCCGGCCAACTCCAACGGTTGAATCAGCGGGAATCGGAGTTAATGAAATCTCATAAGGTGTCCATCTGATCGCAACCATTGCAGGCCCCTTAATCCCTTCAAACTCTTCGTCTTGCATCACCTCCCTGAATTTATTAACCATGTAGCCAACGCTTACGCCTTTAAGGCTTCCAGAGTTGACCTTGCTCATGGCTTTATTACCATCCATGTCATCATCAAAAACGATTGCAGCCTTACCCTTCTTGTCTTCAAGCCGGACATTGTTTACCCGTCCGACAATGACATCTGGGTTATGATTCAAAAGAGCACTTCCCATTTTCTTGAGCCGGGAAAGGTCAATATTTTTTTCATCATGCAAGAGAATTTCTTTACCGAGCCATGCGCGCATATAGGGCTCTTCTGAGGAAAAAGAAACATCGATGCTCCGGGTTTCCTTGTCTACTTTTCT